ACACATCGTCAGGTAAATGTTCTGCTAAGTTGTCGTAATGATTTTGACCACCTTCAACAGAACCTATTGACGGATCGTAATTTACATCTACAGATCCATCTTCGTTTTCTGTAATCTCTACTGGTTCACCTTGCTCAGCAACTTTCTGTTGCTCTTCTTGTTGAGCAACTTCGATTTCTTCAGGTGATGGTACTTTTATCTCTTGCTCGACGTTCGGAAGAGACTTGTCTATGTCTGCCATTTATTTTCTCCAATTTTACAGGTTTAACAGTATTGTAATTAATAAGCAAGCCCTGTGGTTGTGGTCCTCTCTTTGGTGGTATTGTGGTTGTTAGCTTAGTCTTCATAATAGTCATCTAAATCTCTAGCAATATCTGCCTCAGCTTCGGCTCTACCCTGAGCCATATTCAAATCATACTCGCCTTTTTTAAGTCCTGTGTCTTTACCCATAGCATCTTTTACAGTTCCTGAAGTTTTACCTGTTGTGAATTTTTCCATAGCTCTAATATCACCAGCTGCAATTTCATCTAAGTCTTCAGGGTAATAAGCTTCTACATCATAATCTTCAGGACCCATTGCAACGTGTCTTCCTTCTACAGCTTCAAAATTTCCAGGAGTTTTTACAGACTGTCCTGTTTTTGGATCTACTAATTCATAACCTGGTGGCTCGTATTGTATTTCGTAAGGTTCATTGTATTCATTTTTACCCTCTACAAATATTCTACCATCATCAGACCTAGTTACCTTTATTCCCGGTAATTCAGGAACTTCGTATTCTGTAAGATCTGCGTCTATTTTTTTACCTGGGCTGCTAAACATTACCTTATTTATAAAATCTGGGAACCATGCAGGCATTTCTGTAGGAGTGTTTTTTAATGGAACGACAACAGGTTTTGCAGTTTTAAATAGCTTACCAACAACTGGTAATGAAGCTATACCACCCATTAATTTTAAGAACGCTCTTCGACCCGGGTTTTTTGGTCCATCAGCAAAACCAATTCTTCCTCCATTTGCCATACCCATAATTCCACTTTCATATATTTCATCTATTTCTTCTGGAGACATTTGAACAGGAAGCTGCCCATAAGTAGGTTCATTGCCTGTGACGGTTTCTCTTAAAATATCTTGTTGAATGTCATCTCTATCTTTGATTCCTCTTCTTCCAACGATTGAGCCTAGAACACCTTCTAGGTTCTTAACATTCTGCTCATCAAGTTTTTGAGTTAAATTTACTATTATGTTTTCCATTTCAGGATTATAAACTTTTGATCTTCTTGATTCTAAATCAGCTCGTTGTTCAATTAAGCCTTGCTTCATTGACTCAAGGTCAATACCCTCTGCTTCAAAAGGATTGTTTGATAAATATTGATAGTTAGCTAAACGTTTGTTGTATCGATCAGAATCATTTTGAAAATCTATAAAGTTTTGCATACCAATTTTTTCTTCGGGTGTTTCAGCTAATTGAAGCAAATCGTTTCTCATGGAACCAACTAAAGACTCAGGAAGTAAACTACCTATAATAGTTTGCCTGCCTGCTTCTTTAAGATTTCCCTTTGTAAGTTCTGGCATCGCTTGACCTGTTTCAATTAAAGCTCCAACACCAAGACCTACTGGTCCAGCTCCTGCTGACAATAATAAGTCTGCTGCGCCGGCAGCTGTTCTTGCTCCTATCTTAGCTGCAGGTTTTACAAATTCTTCGAAGCCAGCTTTGGTTGCGAGGATTGGGTCAAAGCCAACATTCTTACCAGAAGCAAGTTCTTGAAGAGCAGTTAGTGTTTTCTGTGCCTCATACTTTTTTTTACCTTCACTTAAAAACTTATCTTTTTCTATTCTTGTCATCTCTTTAAACGGTTTGTTCCCAAGATAATCGTCTTCTCCATATAGGTTTGGAATTTCTGGATCAGGTGTTCTCATAATCATTTTACTTTCATCTATTCCTACATCTAAAACCTTGCCACTAACATCATCTATAACTTTAAAATTTAATAGACCTTTAGATTTAGGGTCCGTAACAAAATCATTTCCAGCTTTATTAATCTTATCCCATTCTTTTTTCCAAATTTTTAATTTTTCTTTATTTTTAGGCCTTGGACCTAAAGATTCTCTTTGGTCATAAAGTTTACTAATATATGCATCTCTAGTCTTTAATTCTTGATTAATTTCTTTTGGCAGATAAGCCACTTTATTGGGACTTGTTAAAATTTTTGAGTTTAAATTTTTAGAGTCTGCATGATGAAACTCTATTTTATCTTCTAAGTTTCCTGTAGATTTTCTTTCTATGTAAGCATCGGATAACTCTTTTCTAAATTTTGTTTTCTTTTGACTCTCATTAAAATTTTTACCTGTTCCTTTTAACTTTTGTGTTGGTTCTGCTATTTCTCTAACACCAGCATCTTTTAAAAGTGTTCGTATTTTCCTTTGAGAAATAACTATGTCGTCTTCTGGATAAAGTTCTTTTGCTATTTCAGAAACATTTTTAACATTTTGTTTTTTATATAAAGTAGCTACTTTCTTTTTTAACTCATCATAAGCTTGATAAGTTAAATTTTGTCCTTTTTGACCTGTAGGTATAATTTTAAATTTTTTAGGTATATCGGGGTTTTTATTTATAAGCGCAATTATTCTTTCCCTGGGTTTATTTTTTTTTTTAGATTTAAATTCAGGAAAGTCGGGTTCTTTTTTTAATTCTTCTAAAATAAAGTCTACGTCTTTTCCCTCTTTAGTTAACTTGTAAATTTTAGCTTTTTGAGCGTCAGTAAATCTAGTTGGTTTACTACCCTTATCAAAATTTTCTCTCTCAATAAAATCTACAGACTCATCCATCAAGAAAGGACGAGCTTTGTTCATCGTATCTTGCTGTCTTTGTATTCTAACGTTTTCTTGAATATCTAAAAGTTCTTGTGGCTTTGGTTCTGGTAGTGTGCTTTCAAACGAAGCTGTGCTCAAACTAAAATCAACGTTAGGAAGTTTAGGTTCCTTCAGTTTTTGTATTAGTGCTCTGTTTTTAAGAAGTTCTGAGGCCATGTTACATCCCCATCAAATAACTTAGCCCGCCGCCCGCTTGTTTTGTTCTTGGTGTTTTTTTAAAAGTATTTATAATTTCATCAGTGCTCATTCCCTTTTCCATCATTTTAAGTCCTTCATCCATACTTGCTAGGACTTCTGCAATTCTTTGTGGATTGTCATCAGCCATAATTTTTGCAATCATATCATCTGTAATACCAGGAAATCTTGCTTTAAGTTCCATTCTTAAAAACAGCTTTGGCGCTGCTCTTTTCATAAACTCGTCTTCCATTTTTTGTTTGTTATAATCAACTTTATTTTTTACATCTTGAGACACTTCAATTTCATCTGCCATTTTAACTTCACCTTTTCCTTTTTTAGTTGTAAAGGCAGCAAGACCTTTTGGAACAGATCCTTCAGAAAGTGTGTCATACGCCATGCCATAAAGATTACTAATATCTTTTTGTTCAAACATATCTCTATCAACACCAAGATCTTCTAACATGTTATCTACAACCACATCAGCATCAAGTTTTCTGTCTCCAGATGGAAAGATATCGTCTACAGCTTTTTTAAGTTCTCTTGCTAAATTCATTCCTTTGTCCGCAAAAAATTTAGCTATTCTTAATTTTGAACCAGCGGAATAACCAATACGACCACCTTCAGCCATATCAGGAATGTCATCAGGTAAATCTTTTAACTTATCGCCAAGATCTTTTCCTTCATCTGCTATATCAAGTGGTGTCTTACCGATGAATGCATCTGCTGCATCAACAGGGTCATTGTACTGAGTTGTTAGAAAATCTAATTCTTCTAATTTATCTATATCTCTTTTGTAATATTTGTTAGCAAGAATTAATGGATCAAGATCTCTATACTCTTGTCCTGATAAATCTCTCATGTAATTCAAACTGTCTCTAACATCCTCTGGTAAATTTAATCTTTTATCTCTCAATAAAACTTGTCTCATCACAGCTCTTCGTCTGCCTTCAATACCTGCGCTGTAAGCTTTCGCAAAAGAATCACCCATCTCATCCGTCATCTTCAACATTCCTTTTGCTTGTTCTTCTAAATTTTCTATACCGCCTTTGATATCTTCTGCTTGTTCTACAACATCATCTTCTGCTATCGTAGTTGTCTTTGGTGATTTGTATTTTGGATCTAGTAAAGATTCTACACCTTGTTGTCTCATTTTGTATTCAGCGGATTCTTTGATTGCTTTGTCTGCCATACTTCCTGGTTCAACACCTTCTGGTAAACCTACTTCTGATTTTAAAGTTTCAATTCCTTCCGGCTTAACTTTTTCTTGTGTTTTAATATCAACAATTTCTGCTTCAGGTTTTTTAGTTGCTTTTTTACCAAGTGGTCCAAACATAGATTCAGCAACTGACCTCACCATACTTTCAGTAGTTCCTGTCTGCGCGTTTCTAGAAGCTAGAACATTTTCTGCGTTCTCCAAAAAGTTCATCTGCTTCATTCTATTTTTCTCAGCAAAAATGTTTGCTGCATACTCTTGAATCTTTGAATCAGCTTTCTCTAGAGCACCTTCGTTTCTTAATGCGCTTTTAGAATAAATATTTTCTGTAGGTGCGTTTGGATCTAACTTTGTTAGTTTTTTGATATTAGTCTGTCTTCCAATAAGATTTTTTACAAATGTTTCACCATACAGTTTAGTTAAAACCTGGTAAATTTTTCTGCCTATATCAATTGGATTTGCCATTAATAATAATTCCTTTTAACTTTGTTTAGAGGTTCGTCCTTTTCATCATCTGGATGTAAAACGAAACCACCCTGCCTGAATCTCATGATCGCTTGTGTGGTCGAGTCCACAAGGTCATCATGGTCGCCAAAAGGGAAAGCTGCGCATTCCTCAATCACCTCTTCAGCGAATTCCTGGTCAGGAGCCCATATCATACCAGATTCAAACAAAGGTGCAACCGAATTTACTCGTGTATGCTTATCGTTTCCTTTTGACGGAGTATAGTTGACAACGGGTATACCCATCTTTCTCAGCTCATCTGTAAGTGGCTGACCTGATGCTTTGGCCTCAACAATGACTGTATCAGGATCCCAATACTTGTATTGCTCCATAGCAACTTGTTTCAACTCTGGAAAGTCGTATCGACCCTTTTTAGAATCTAATAATATCAAACTAGCAGGGCTGTCATCTGTTTCATAAAACACGCCCCAGCTGTATCGTATGATTGTATGACGTGCTTCAATGCAGGGATATATTCTTTGTCCCAAATATTCCACCACTCACGTTTGATAATAGCTCCTTCTTCTGATGTTGGGTTTTGCATGTACTGAGCATTCCATTTCTGAATACCTGTAGATGCTTTCACTGCTTCTAGTTCTTCTAACTTCCAATACTCTGGCCACAAAGGTTTACCTGTTGGCATGATAGCTGGGAACTCTATGATCTCCCACTGATCAGCTTTAGCCTCTCGCTGCGCGCCAAGTAATCTCCCTGTCAGATCCTTTGTATTCCATCTTGTCATTACCACAATAATGGTACCGCCTGGCTGGAGACGTTGACGAGGGCCTGATGTATACCATTCAAAAGTTCTTTCCATGGCATCTTTGTTCATGGCATCTTGTTCAGTGTGCGGGTCATCGATAATTAATAAATCAGCGCCACGTCCTGTGATTGCTGAGCCGACACCGGCTGCGTAATACTCACCGCCTTGCTGTGTTTCCCATTTACCTGCGGCTTGTGAA